GCTGATGGCAATATTTTGCATCATTTCAAAAATCAACTAAGTCGTTGCGATAGCTATGGCAGGTGGTTACAGCAGTCCACATCGCGTAGACTAAGGCATGACGCTTTAAAACCATGATGCGTAAAATCCGGCTGTATGGGGAATTGGCTAAATTTATTGGGCAACGTGAATTTACTGCCGTTGCATCTAATGCCGCTGAAGCGGTTAGATTCCTATTGGCAAATTTTCCTGGGTTAGATCAACATATGATGGGTTACGATTATCGGGTATTAGTTGGTACTTATGCAATTAATAAAGATGAATTGCAACATCCGGCAGGCGAACAGACAATAAGGATTATTCCATTAGTCGCAGGCGCACGCGGTAAGAAAGGAGGCTTTTTGCAGATTCTTGCTGGAGTTGCATTAATTGCTGGTGCTATATTTCTTGGCCCTGCGGTTGGTGGTTTTTTAGGCATTGGCGGCGGTTCTGGTTTCTTTGGTGCTGGTGTTGCGTCTGCTATTGGCGGCCTTGGCGCAAGTCTGGCATTAGGCGGTGTATCGCAATTGCTAGCACCAGTACCAAAAATATCAGCGCCTAGCCAATCTAATTATTACACCCCAACATCAACAAAAGAAACAGAATTAGACCCTCAGAAGTCATATTCTTTTAGCGGGATACAAAACACATCAAGGGTAGGATCAGCAGTGCCGATAGTATATGGAGAGACCATAGTTGGATCAGTTGTGATTTCTGCTAACTTTAACACCTTGGAGTTAATTTAATGCCTATTACCCCTGAAGAGGTCTTTTTTGCTTATACATTAAAACCAAAAGATCAAGCTGTATATCTTAACTATATCCAGCAAATACAACAAACAGAAGCATCTACTCCAAGGGTGCCAGTTAGGACAGCCGACACATTATCTAGCACTCAATACGCTACATTTATTGATCTGCTTAGTGAAGGCGAAATTGAAGGGTTTCCATCTGCAGCAGGGTTAACCAAGGGCACAGACGCATATAATATTGCGGCTTTAAAGGATATTTACCTTAACAACGTTTCAGTATTAAACTCAAATGCCAATATCGCATCGATACAAGAAACAGACTATAACTTTAAGAATGTAAAAGTAGATTTCCGCTATGGAACGCAATCGCAAGCCTATTTCCCTGGTTATGGCGAAATATCCACACCAGTACAAGTAAATCAAAAAGTTGATTTTCTTACTGCTAGAGTCCAAACAATTACAGGACCTGCTGATGGTGTAATTGTTACAATTTCAGTGCCAAGGCTTGAGGAGTTTACAACCCAAGGCGATATTTTAGGTTCTAGTTTTGGCTTTAAAATTGAAATTCAATACCCAAGCGCGAATTATGTTGAACTTATTTCTGATACTATCACAGGCAGAACAGCAGATCCATATCAAAGGGACTACCGGATTAATTTTGATGCAAGTCAAGGATTTCCAATTAATATTAGAATCAGTAGAACCACCGCAGATAGCACTAATCCGTCAACTATCATAAATGAATTTTATTTTGCTTTTCTACAAAAGATAACCTATCAAAAATTAAGATACCCAAACAGTGCTTTAGCAACAATTAGATTCGATGCGGAGAACTTTAGTTCATTACCATCGCGATCATATAAAATCCGTGGAGTAAAAGTAAAAGTTCCTACTGGTGTAACCGTTGATCAAACCAATGGGCGCATAATTTATCCTAGCCCTTATGTATTCAATGGTACATTTGCAGCAACAAAGGTATGGACATCTGACCCAGCATGGATATTATATGATTTGCTTACGAATACTAGATACGGGCTTGGGGCTCATATAACTGCCAGCCAGTTAGATTCATATTCATTTTATACAGCTTCAAAATACGCATCGGCATTAGTTGATGATGGGTTTGGCGGCCAGGAACCAAGATTTAGCTGTAATGCGTTAATCCAAAACCAAGATAGCGCTTATCAATTAATTAGTGATCTTTGTAGCGTAATGCGTGTAATGCCGTATTGGTCTACTGGTTCGCTTGTAATAAGTCAAGATGCGCCAGCAGATGCGAGTTGCTTATTTACATTAGCTAATGTAACAGAAGAAGGCTTCAGTTATGCCGGCAGTAGTTTAGTTAATAGACATACTGCTGCTATCGTAAGTTATTTAGATCTTACAACTCAAAGCATAAATTATGAAGTAGTAGAAGATACCGCTGGGATCAATAAATACGGATGGGAACCTGCTCAAATCCAAGCTTTTGCTTGCACTAGTCGTGGCCAAGCAGCCCGTATGGGGAGATGGCTTATTTTCACCGAGACAAATGAAACAGACGTAGTTTCATTTACCACAAGCGTTGCGGAAGGCGTAATTGTAAGACCTGGACAAATAATTAAAATTGCTGATCCATTGAAAGCAATTTATAGACGAGCAGGCAGGATTAAATCTGCAACGACTTCAACTGTTACTGTAGATGATGATGACGACACAGATCTCACAAGCGCCAATAGTGCAACTTTATCGGTCGTAATGCCGAGCGGAAGCATAGAAACTAAATCCATAGCATCTATATCTGGGGACGTAATAACATTAGCCAGTAACTTAAGTGTAGCGCCAAATGTTAATAGCATTTGGATGCTGCAAAACACAACCATAGAAGCAACTACATGGCGCGTATTATCAGTAAGCGAAGTCGATGCCGTTTCTTATACTGTTACAGCATTAATGCACAATTCAGGTAAATACGCAAATGTGGAGTCTGGCACGCCATTATCAAAATCTAATACGTCAGCGATTTCGTTTACGCCGCAGTCACCAGTGGGCTTACAAGCAAGTGAAGTCATATTTGAATCGTTAAATAGAGCAACTGTAAAGGTAGTGCTAACATGGATACCTGTAGTTGGTGTGAATGAATACTTAGTTCAATATAGAATAAATAACGGGAATTGGAACACAGCAGAAGCTTTTGGGCCGAATTATGAAATATTTGATTCATCCGATGGATTGTATGAAATTAAATTATTTAGCTTGAATCCACTAAAAGTACCATCAGATCCGTCAATTCTTAACTTTACTGCTGTTGGTAAAACGGCACCGCCTGGGGATGTACAAAATTTAACTTTAGAAGCGATAAGCGATAATACAGCAAGATTACGTTGGGATCAGTCGGTTGATGTAGATGTTAAAGTTGGGGGACAAATTTATATAAGACACAGCAATGACAATAGCGGCAACGCGTCATGGTTTGATAGTGTTGACTTAATTGAAGCAAAATCAGGGTCATCAACTGAAGCAATTGTACCGTTAATAGAAGGTGAGATATTTGTTAAATTTGTTGATGATGGCGGGCGCAAAAGCGTAAATGAAACAAGTGTAATAGTTGACCTGCCAGACAACATAGGAAATATTATAATAAAAGAACAACGTGAAGATTTAGAAACACCACCATTTCAAGGTACTTTTACAAATACTTTCTATAGTGATGAATATAGCGCCGTGGTATTGAGTGGCATTAACCTTTTTGACCCAGAGCCTAGTGTTGACTTAATGCCTACATTTGATGTAATAAACGGTACAGTGCAAAGCTCTGGCACCTACCAATTGCCAACCATTTTAGATTTAGGTAATACCTATGCAATTAATTTAAGGCGTCATTTAAAGACTAAAGGTTATTATCCGCTTGATTCTATAGATACTAGGCTGACGTTAGTTGATTTATGGTCAGATTGGGACGCACTAAATGCAGACAAATCAGACGCTCAAATGTTATTTAGATCAACTAATGATAATCCTAACGCATCACCAACATGGACAAACTACCAAGTATTTCGTGCTGGCATTTTTAGGGGGCGTGCATTCCAGTTCCAATTAAAACTATCAACTGATTCAACAGATCAAAGTATTCAAGTTTTAGAAGCTGGATATGATGCTGTATTTATAGCTACTACGCAACAAAGCAACGGCACTATCACTAGTGGCGCAACTGCTTACACTGTCACATTTGACAATAGATTTTTCACAGGTCCACCCGTTTATACGTCTGATGCTTATTTGCCTAGCATTGGCATTACGGCTCAAAATATGGCTAGCGGTGATTTCTTTACGGTCACCGCCATTAGCGGCACTGGGTTTACGGTGACGTTCAGAAATTCATCCAATACGATCGTAAGTCGTAATTTTAATTGGATTGCTAATGGGTTTGGTAAGCTAGGCTAGAATTAAGCCACCAACCACTACAAGACATGCCTACCCACGATTATATCATCTCCAATGGCACCGGCGCAGCAGTCAGAGCAGATATAAACAGCGCATTAAGCGCGATTGTATCTTTGAACAGCAGCGCAAGCGAACCGGCGACAATGTATGCCTACCAGCTATGGGCAGACACAACAAATGGGTTACTGAAAATACGCAATAGCGCAAACAGTGCATGGATTACATTAAGGCAATTAGATGGTGATTTCAGTATTGTTGCAGTAGAAGACGGGCTGCAAGCAACGCCAAGTTTAACTTTTACGAATGACCTCAATACTGGTATTTTCCGCCCTGGAAATGATTCACTAGCAATTGTTTCAGGTGGGACGCGGTCTATCACAATTACGTCTACGCAGGCTGTCGGCATACAAACAGCAAACCCTAATGCACCTTTGCATGTAGCGGGCGTTGCAAGAATAGGCGCAGATGATGCAACAGATGCGACAGTAGAAATCGGCGCTGGTGCAACTGGTAACCGTAATGCGTTTATTGATTTGGTAGGTGATACAACTTATACCGATTATGGCGTAAGGTTTATTCGTAATAATACAGGAGCTAATGCTACATCAGAGATAAAACATCGCGGCACTGGTAATTTTAATATCACAACGCAAGAAGCAAGTGCAATT